AAGAATAACTGTTTTAATTGCAGCAGCCTCTGAAGCAGCTGATGTTTTGTCATCAACAGCAATAGCATCAACACCAGCATCAGTACCAGCTGTATACTTATAAAAAGTACCTGCAACATCACCTTGACAGAGAAAATCTCCAGATGAAATAGCAGAATTACCAGCATTATTTTTACCATCAACTTTTGCTTCAGCAACACCGCCAATAACAACATTGATTTCATCACCCGCTTCAGCAGCAGCAGTTAATGCAACTCCACAACAATGTTTATCTGCAGTTGATTTTACAACGTTAAGAACAGCAGAACCGGGATTGTCACCGTTTGCAAATGAAAAAGCAACAACATCACCCACAGCAATAACGCCTTGGGCAATAAATCTTTCTACTTGTTGACGATTTGAGGGTGTAGCACCTAGTGCAACACCACTACCATCATCAGATTGTAAGTATTGTAATAAAGTATTAGTAGCCATATTTCACCTTCCTATGCTTCAGCATTAATTAGAATACCGTGCCCAGCAAGATGACTAATAGCCAACTGAGTACGAACCATTATGTTAGAGGCAGCAGCAGCGTATCCAGAGATACGTTCCATATCGCCCATTTCAAAGTGAGCATCTTGATCAAAGTAAACAGTAAATAAACTACTATTCAAGAAAACCATAGATACTTTTGTTGTTCCTGCTTTAATTTCAAAGCCAAGATTTGGATCAACATACATTGGCGCACCGTTGTACATAAGAACCAAACGACCTGCTACGTCACGTATTTGTTCTGTAGAAGAGTATCTTTCTTTTGCAGTCAACTCATTGCGGTACAATTCGTATGAAGTTGGACTAGCCAAAATCATATCAATGTCACCTTCAGGAGAAAAGGTTTGAGCTTGTATCATAAGATTGCTCATTGCTTTTAGACCACCAGTAGCAAAATTAGTTGGTGTTCCTGCAGTTACATCAGCCACTTGGTTTTGAAATGTTGATTGGAAGTTTGCTTTATCAATACCACCAACATCATTTGTTTGATTACCAAACGTTGCAACTTCAAAGAAACCATTAGTATTTGCAGGTGTTTCAATAAAACCACCACCAGCAGTTGTACCATCACCATTTAGTGTATTTAATTCTGTAAGCACAGAAGAAGTACCGTTTATAGTTTGCTTACACCATTCACGTTTAAGCATACCCATAACAGACTTCAAACGAGCTTCAGCAATACGGATGATTGCACGTTCACCTTTGTTTGATAGTTGTTCTTTTTCAGTAATAACAACAGGAGCAACAAAATCACACCAGTTAAAAGAAGCAGTCCGTAGTGCATCTTTTACAGCAAGATTGACGCTTTCATAACCAGTTGTCAACTGTGTAATGTTAGAGTGTTCAGCAAGAATTACAGGATGATCTACTTTCTGACCACCGTTTATCATTTCGACATTACCGGCACGTTCTACTGCTTCCAGTAGGGGGATAGTGCGGAATGTATTGTCGACCTCTCGATCACGTAAAATACGTAGGGTCGACGCTAGAATATCATATTGGATACCCATATCGTTCACCATTAAATAAGATTATATTTTTGTATTTCGCGTGTCCGTGTTCGGGGCGGTGCTATCAGCGTATCCTTTGAGGGTCGTCAAGCACACTAAATTAATACACAAATTATTTCTTTTGTGCAAGCAAATACTGGTATAAATCTGGTCCTGACATTTTATTAGCGTTTGGTGGTGCGGTTAGTCCTGCCTTTTTACCATTGCTTATTCGTGTTGCCACAGCCTTTCTGTTTTGTTTTTGTTGTTGTTGTTTCAACTGTTCATTATGAGCATTTTGTTTTGCTCGTTTTCCTTTTACAATAAAGTATCCTTGTTCAAGATTCAATTCTTCATTGTTCTGTAGAACCTCATAAACTTCTCTACGCAAGTCTTCATCTGTTTGTAGATCAGGATGCTCATTCATAAATGTTTCAACACGACGATTAGATTGTGCTCTCATTTGTTCTTGATACATTGGTTCTAGTATGCTTTGTAATTTTTTTGCAACTAATCCATCTATATACTTTGACATACTATCATTATCAAAAGGATCGAACTCCTGACCTTCTGCAGCAGCAGCCGCTGCTTGTGACTGCAATGCTTTAAATGCTTCCGAGTTAGTTAGGCTTGATTGTAAGTCTTCAACCTTTTTACGTTCTTGAGATAAGGCTTGCATTTTACGAGTATAATCTGCACGTAAAGAACCCATTGCACGCTTAACATCATCAGGTTGAGAATTAAATATACTATCCCAACTTTCACCTTCATCAAGTGTCATATTATCATATGATTTTATTTTTTCTTCTTCTTGTTGCTCAGCATCTTCTACTTGCTGTTGCTGTTGTTTTTCGTGTTTTTGCAACAATTTTTCAACACGCTCTTGGTATTCATCTTGACGAACTGGGGCTCCAGTTTCAGCTTCTACTGTTTCAGTAGTACTTGCTTCGGTTTCTACAACCCCGCTATTTGTAGTTTCTTCAGCCATTACATTCTCCCTGCAAACATAGCGTCCATATCTTGTGGTGTTGCTACAACTTCTTGTTCTACGACAACCTCTGCTTCTGGCTCATCTTCACCCATAATACTGTTGCTTTCTAAAAACTTTTTAAATGTTTTATCTTTTGATAACTTTCGTAGCTGTCCAGCAACCATCATTAAAGACCGGTCATCGACTATAGATTGCATATCTAACTCAAAATCAACACCAGCATCACTAGCAGCACTTGCAACCATATCTAACATTCTAACAAAATCTTCAGGAAATACTGTTATATCTTCTTCAAACTCTGGATAACTTTGTTCAAACATTTCTAATACAACATTAAGTTCTTTTACTAATCTGTTTAAAGCATTTTTTGAAAACTTACCTTGTGGCGTAATCATTGTTGCCTCGCGCAAAACATCCTGTTCTGCTCCCACCGCTTGTGCTTCTGCCATTAAATCCGTAGGTATACTCATTTTATTCTCCTGTTATGGCCTTTGCTGCTTCAGCAAATGAACCTGTTTGTTTTTTAACTCTATTAAATGTTTCAACTTGTTTTTCGTGGCGTATAGTTTCGTTGTAAACTTCTTGTTGTTCATCGTCTAGTTCTTTTTGTGAAACTGGACGAAGCCCTCTTTCTTTCATTATCTTTTCACGATGCATACTATTTTCAATATGCATACCCAGTCCTCGGTCAAAGTAACCATTTGTATCGCCCCAACGATTTACAGTTTTAGCAAATAAAGATATACCTCGCAATAATTTACCATTGCAAAATTCACATACCATACTATCTGCTTCAAATATGTCACACATAATTTGTTGATCTAACCCGCATTCTGTACATTTATAGTCATATATTGGCATAATAATCTACGGTAAAAATTGTTGTATATCTTGTGGTGACGGCTGCCCTTGCATTCCAGATGAAGTTGCCTGTTGTTCTTGTGCAGGTGCAGCTTGTTGCTGTTGGGGCTGTTGCGCAGCGCCTTCCAATGCCTCTAAAAATGATTGTGGTAAATCTAACATACGCACTAAGTGTTCTAATATTTCTGGCAATGGCACACCCAGTTCAACAAGTGTAGGCATTACAGCCAAAAACTCTTGTTTTTTTACGGCTTCAGATACAGGCGTAGCACCACTATCATTTGCATAAAACCTAAAATCACCTATTATGTCTTTTACAGTTATTGTTTTTGGCTTGCCATTTATTATAATAACATCACCATCGTCTTTAATATACAACTTCATAATTGAAATAAATACTTCTGCAGTAAATTCAATAGCCGAATCACGCTCACGAGCTAGTCTGCCTATTTCAGAAGATGAATATGCCGCTAATGCAGTAATTTCTGTAGCTGTAGCACGGCTGCTTTCACCTCTTGTAAAAGGAGCCAAAACTGAACCACGTTCAAAATCATCTTGCACTTGTTGTACATATCGTTCAAGTTCAGGAGGCACTGGCGTGTGTGGCACTGACACAATGGTTCCACCAAGTGTTTGCCCTTGAGATAATTCAACCTCAATAAACTCTCCATCAACACCCTGTGATAACTTCGACATTGCCTCAGCATCAAACACACCAGACTCAACTACCCATTGTCGAGCTGCCCTGCGAACCATAGAAGCCTGATAGGTTCGCAATATATTCACTTCCTGAACTTGATCATAAACACGACGTAATGCTGAATAACCACGTAATGGTATATCCGGCTGTCTACTGTAATACAACGGTATAATAGGCGATATAGGATCATTGGCTGCATCTTTAAAAGGTATATCTGAGTATTTTACTTCTTTTATTTCTTCTACACCTTCAGGCACAACTATGCCATCATACAAAAACTTTTTACCATTTTGATAATCAGGAGACCAAACAACTAATTTATCTTCTTCTAAATTATAAAACTCTACAATTTCAACATATTGAAACTCTGGTTCTGCTTCTCTTGCTCGGTTTTCATAACCACTATCACCATCTATTTTTTCAAGAAAACGTATCAAAGGATGTGCATCATACTTTTTAGGTCCATATTTTTGATTAGCCTCTTTGAGTGTAATGTAGTATCGATGAGCAACAAACTTTTGATCTTTCCACGAGGCTGCATCAGTATCTACTATAACATCCCAAGGAGCAATAGCGCATATACTTACACGTTGAAATGGATCTGGATGATCATTTGGAATGAGCTTTAAGAATGAAGCGGGGTATATAAGCCCTAGTCTTGAAGCATCTTCTAGTTGTGTTCGTATGTGACCGAGAAAGTTATTGCACAGTGTCTGAACGATTTGTGCATTGCCTTCACCACGCACATCACTTTGTACTACAACGGAAGGTGATCGGGCAAACAAAGAAGCAATGTACCCCTCTACAAACTCGTAAGCACGGGATGTCTCAATAACCACTTGTTCAGGAGCAGTTTTCTTGTCCCAATATCTAGTCATATAAGCGTTACGCAATTGTTTTAGTTCGCTTCTATGTTCTTTCCAATAATTGTTATGATCGTTGTAATAGTTTTGTACAGTTAACGGCTTCATACGTTTTTCTTCCACGGAATAGGTTGCTCTTTTGTTTTGCGAGCTCTTGATTCAGAAATTAGCACATCCATCAAGTTACGTCTAGCCAAAGTTAATTTACGTCTTGGTATATCACGCAAGCATCGATACGCCAATGCAAGAGACATAGCCAAGTCATCGTGCATACCCCTTGGGGCTTCTGGGCATATTTTAGTAACAACCAATGCTCTAAGTTCAGCAAGCACCTGTATGTCCATTTTCATAATCATTCCTTGTGTTATATACTCACGCAAAGTTTCATAAGCATCAAGTTTTGATTTTGTTGTTGTTGTCCAATCTTTCATATTGTGGTCTAACCATAAGTTCTTGTAACCCATATGCCTCAATCGATATAAAACAACGTGGCCGTGATTATTGCTTTCACATAGTATACGAGCATCATTAAACCATTGTGCTATTTTTAAAACAACATCAGCAAACCCAGACGGACTAATTAAGTTATTACGATAGTGATAAACAGGCTGTAATGTAGCCATAGAAATAACAGATATAGTAGAGTAATCACCACCAACACCAGCAGCAACATCAACACCGATTGCGTAAACGTCATCGTCACGGGGCTCTTCGTACAATCTTTCGTTTCCATCAAAGTGTATTCCTTCTATTTCACGTATATCATCTAAGGTAAAATAAGTAGAAGCAGCAAAATGAAACGCATCATCTAGGCAACCCGGATACTCTCTGCGAAACTTTTCTACTCCTATAGTAGCTATTTGTTGTCTTCTCCAGTTTAACTGGTCATACGAACAGCCATAAGAACGTATAAGATACTTTTCCTCTTCGGTTGGTTCAAAGTCTTTTGGTGCTGGTAATCTATACTTTTCGTGATCGTGCCACCAATAACTGATCAGATGCCAACCATTCTCAGGAGCACCCATAATAAGGCGATGAAAGACATCACCGGGCTTATTAGGAGTACTTTCAATAATAATTTGGCCTTCGCCAATCGTGGCGATAACCTGCGCCAACATTTCTTCTGCGTCATCATAAAATGCAAACTCCGATAAATGAACTGAAGACAAAGTAAATGATCTTGTACCACCTTTACTACCGGCAGTAAAGGAGCAAAGCTGTGCGCCGGTCTCTGAAAATTCTAGTGTAGTACTATTGTCAATACTTAGATTCTTACGCAATATATTTGGCAAAGAGTTGTGCATCATACTATCCATTTTTCGTAGATGCTTTGCTGATCGTTCGTGGAAACTAATTACACCAAACTTTAAAGGGTCTTTGGTCTGATACGTACTCCATAGCGCATACGCCCTAAGCACGGTACTTATACCAATCTGCCTTGGCTTTAATATAATAACCTTCTTATTTTTCTTTAACTTGCCCAACAATGCTATCTGTTCATTGTTAGGAGTAAAGTTTATTAATTTACCAGAATACTTGTCTTGTATCTTCAGCAACTGTATGAACTTAACCGGATCATTTAATACAGGCTCTAACTCAACACGTATCTTCTTTGGTAACTTCTCAATCATACATCGCCTAACAAGATAGTATACGTA